ACCCTTCCGACTCATCAACTGTCTCGTTTCAGGATTGGCTTACTACTTATCGATGAAAAGCCCCGAAGCAGCGCAGCGGATGCCACAGTTAAAACAGATGTATGACGAGCAGTTAATGCTCGCTCTAGATGAAGACCGCGAGAAAGCACCCTTGCGGATAGCTCCACGGCAGTTGTTCTACTGATATGCCTAATCGGTTTGCATCGGGTAAATGGGCTATATCGCAGTGCGATAGGTGCGGCTTTCGGTACAAATTAAAAGAGCTTAAACAGATTGTTATTAAGACTAAGAACGTTAATATCTTAGTTTGTCCTACGTGTTGGGAACCCGATCAACCGCAGTTACAGCTTGGTATGTATCCTGTGGACGACCCTCAAGCTTTGCGTAATCCAAGACCTGACACAACTTATACGGTAGCTGGATTAAATGGTTTGCAGATTAATACAAGTTCTACGCAACTAGGTAGCGGAGATCCCTCTGGTGGTAGTAGAATTATCCAATGGGGGTGGGCACCTGTAGGTGGGGCTAGATCCTACGACACAGGGCTTACACCTAACAATCTTGTGCTGGGTATTACGCTAGGCACGGTTACTGTGAACGTCACATAGGAGCCTATGATGGAAGGCAAAGCAGCAGTTAAAGCGCATGAAAAGAACATGCACCCTGGCAAAAAGCCGACCTTTCGCAAAGGCGGTAAGACCAATCTGGAGATGAAAAAACTTGGTCGAAACATGGCGAAGATTGCCAATCAAAAGTCGCCTTCGTTCACTTACAGATCAGGAGCCAAATAATGCACAGCAAAATGCCAACTCCCGTGCCTGTTAAAGACACCCATAATGGCTATCCTAATAACGTACCTAATACTCAGACAGTAAAAGTCCGGGGAACCGGATGCGCTACAAAGGGTACAGGTGCTTCTAAGAAGATGGGCTAATGAACTACTCGACCCTTTTTAAGACAATCCAAGGTTATTTAGAGAACGACTTTCCGTCGTTCGCTGGTGCTGATTCGTCTGGATCGGGTACATCGACGTTTACTGCTAAGCAGCAGATTGATACGTTTATTAAGCAAGCTGAAGAACGTATATACAATTCAGTACAGTTCCCTCAATTTAGACGTAACCAAACCGGTACGTTAACGGTAACTAATAGTTATTTATCGCTACCTTCAGATTTTCTTGCTGTCTATGAGTTGGCGGTCATTGATCCAACAACGTCTGCGTATGAGTATTTACTCAATAAGGATGTGAGTTACATAAGAGCTTCGTATCCAATACCTACAACTTCAGGGATTCCTAAGTACTACGCACTCTTTGATGAGAACACGTTATTGGTTGGGCCTACACCTGCTGCTAACTATACCGTTGAGCTTCACTATTTTTATTATCCCGAATCAATTACGGTAGCGGCTTCTGGGCAAACATGGCTAGGTGATAACTTTGACATGGCGCTTTTATATGGGGCGTTGGTAGAAGGCTACACATTTATGAAGGGTGAGACGGATGTTATTGCCAATTACGGTAAACGGTACGAAGAAGCTATGATCCTAGCAAAACGTCTTGGTGATGGTATGGACCGTCGTGATTCGTACCGCTCAGGGCAGATTAGGATGTCGGTGAACTAATGGCTTTTACTGGTAACTACACCTGCAACTCGTTCAAACAGCAATTGTTTGAGGGAGATTTTGATTTTTCTGCGACAACTACACAAACTTTTAAAATAGCACTGTATACCAACGACGCTACATTAAGCCAGACTACAACGTCCTATACAGGCACAACTGGAGAGGTGTCCGCCACAGGATATACGGCGGGTGGAGAACTTATTACGCCATCGTTAGCTACTAATAGCACTACAGGGGTCTCGTATCTCGACTTTTCAAATGCTTCATGGTCAGGGGCTTTTACTGCTCGTGGGGCTTTGATATACCGCAATGATTCTGTTGATAAACAGGCTATTTGTGTACTGGACTTTGGTTCAGACAAAACTTCAACTGCGACGTTTACGGTGGAGTTTCCACCTAACACTAGTACAACCGCTTTAATTCGTCTAGCATAGGACAAACAAATGACATTTTTCTCCGCAGTATTTTCTGAACCGCCTGTTGTGAAGGTTACTAACGACCGCCCGTTAGAAAAAGATCTTTACAAAATGATGTGGAACATCCCGGCATACAGAAAAGTAGCTCCGGGGGAGCAAGCTGCGTTTGAATTTTTGCGTCAGGCAAAACCACCTGTTGGCGCTTCGGTCATTGATCTTGGTTGTGGAACAGGGCGAGGTGGGTTAAATCTTGCTGTGTTTGGAAGTCTTGATGTCACGATGGTTGACTTTGCGTCTAACTGTCTTGATGAAGACATTGTGCCTATGCTGGAAACACAAAAGCATGTGATGCGTTTTGTGGAAGCGGATCTATCCCAGCCTCTGCCGGTTCAAGCGGCTTATGGGTTTTGTACGGATGTGATGGAGCATATTCGCCCTCATCATGTAGATCGTGTATTAAATAATTGCCTTGCTGCCTGCCAGCATGTGTTTTTTCAGATTGCTACTGAAGACGATGTGATGGGCACGTTGGTGGGCCATAAGTTGCATTTAAGTGTGCATCCGTATGAGTGGTGGCTCAACAAATTCAAAGAGCGTGACTGCATTATTCACTGGTCTAAAGAAGCACCAGGGTATGCCTACTTTTACGTATCGGCTTGGGTTACTGGATCAGAAGTTGTTGATTCTGGAAAGCTGAATGTCGAAGAAGAAATGATCCGTGGGCATGTTAAAGAGAATGTGGGTCGTGGGTTTCAGCAGGTAGAACCGCATAGTGCCAATGATGTAGAAGTAATGCTTGTGGGCGGTGGCCCGTCACTTGCTAAGAATATAGACAAGATCAAAGAACTTCGTAAGAATGGCGTAAAGTTGATCGCCCTAAATAACGCTTATCAGTTCTGTATTGAGCAAGGCGTGATGCCATCTGCAATGGTGGTTGTAGATGCGAGGGACTTCAACGCAAGATTTTTAGATCCAATTATTCCCGACTGTAAGTACTTTCTAGCTTCGCAGTGTCACCCATCATTGTTTGATAAGGTACCAAAAGAGCAGACTTACATCTGGCATACAAGTGCTAATGTTGTTAAAGATATTCTTGATGAGCAGTATAAAGTGTGGTGGCCTGTTCCTGGCGGTTCAACGGTTTTATTAAGAGCCATACCGTTATTCAGGATGCTTGGGTTTAAGCGGTTTCACATATTTGGTTGTGATTCTTGCTTAGAAGAAGGCAAACACCATGCGTATGAGCAGAAGGAAAATGATGGGCAGATGGTCGTCCCTGTCAATGTCGGCGGCAAAATTTTCCACTGCAACCCGTGGATGATCTCCCAAGCTCAGGAGTTTATGGACCTTATCAAGATGATGGGGGACGAGATCGAGTTAGAGATTTATGATGGGCTTCTTCATCATATTTTGGAAACCGGCGCTTCTTTAGCCGATTTATAGGAGTTTTAAAATGGCAGCATCAGCATGGCAGCTTTATAATAAAGCTAAGAAAAAGATCGGCAACGGGACCATTACGCTTGGAGCCGGTGTTTTTAAAATGGTTTTGGCAACTTCGGCAAGTAACGCTTCGACGTTCACGCTTAGTACGTATGCCTCACTGACCAACGAAATTGCAGCAACCGGCGGGTACACGACAGGCGGTAAAAATCTTGTTCCTGCAACAGGTTATTGGACGGTCGGTGCATCAGCAAAACAATACAAGTTTACGTACTCCACAGTAGGTCTGACGTTTACGGCATCAGGTGCTTCGCTAACCAACGTGAAGTATGCTGTTATCCGTAATTCGACTGGCACTACGGCGGGGCAAATGTTATGCTGGTGCCAGCTTTCTTCAAGCCAGTTTACGGTAACGTCACCCAATACACTGACAATTCTTCCTGCATCAACCGGTGTATTTACACTGACATAAGGTAGGTCTTATGGCATTCGTTGTTGCAGACCGTGTACAAGAAACCACCACAACCACAGGCACCGGCACAGTAACATTAGCTGGTGCGGTTACGGGGTTTCAATCATTTTCCGCCATAGGGAACGGAAACTCCACGTTTTACACCATTGCCGACCAGTCAGGGTCTAACTGGGAAGTAGGCATAGGAACGTACACCTCGTCTGGAGCAACGCTATCTAGGACGACGGTTTTATCTTCCAGTAATTCTGGAAGCTTGGTGAACTTTGGCGCGGGGACAAAGAATGTCTTTGTAACTTATCCCGCAGGTAGATCGGCTTACGCAGCAACAGTACCTAGTAACGGTCAGCTACTGATTGGTAACGGCACGGACTTTACGCTCTCCACATTAACCGGTGGTGGCGGGATAAGTATTGTTAACGGCGCAGGTACTATCACAATCAGTAGTGGTGGTGGCGGTCCTAGCTATGCAACGTATACCTTCACAGGTAATGGTTCTACAACATCCTTTGACACGACCGTCAGTGGACTGACTGTAAATAATGTCTTAGTCCTTGAAAACGGTATCACGCAAGTACCGACTACCGACTATACGATCTCAGGCACAAGCGTTGTCTTTACGACTGCACCTGCCAGTGGTGTTGCTATTCAAGTCAGGATCTTAGCTGGGGGTGGCGGCGGGGGTTCAGGGGTAATAGCAGAAACCCAACAAACCATTTCAAGCAACTATACGGTTACGTCTGCATATAACGGCATGAGCGTTGGCCCTGTCACCATTAACACAGGGGTTGCTGTAACGGTAGGAACAGACCAGCGTTGGTTAATTTTTGGCTAAGGATTAGACATGAGCAACTTAAAAGTTCAGGGTAACGCCTCTGGCGCTGGTACGCAGACCCTGCAAAGCGCGAATACATCTAGCAGTGTTACGGCAACGCTTCCAGATCTGTCTAGCAACTTTTCGTTAGGGTTTCTAAACGTACCGGTAAGCTCAACGACGACAACACTTGTTGTTGCTGATGTCGGCAAAGTAGTTTCGTTATCTGC